ATATGACGATACAGCAAACAACACAAGAATACACGAAAGACACGTTAGTGGTACCTCATATGAAATAGACCACTTAGGAAATAAAACAGATTTGGTTGTTGGTGACCATTATAGCATAACTAGTGGTAATAGTCAAGCACTTACTTCAGGTAGCAAAGACCTTTCTATTGATGGTCATTACAAGTTATACATTAATAAGAGTGGGTCTCTCTTTAACAACTACGATATACAGATAGGTGCAGGTGCTAATATTAATATACAGGTGGACTCCGGTAACGTAAACATTACCACAGGTGGTGACGGTAAGATGAACTTAAATAGTGGTGGTGACTTTAATTTAAAAGTAGGTGGTAACTACACAATGACAGTAGCAGGTTCTCGAACAATAGCAGTTGCAGGTTCAACTAGAGATAATACTTTAGGGTCCGTGGTCCACACAGGTTCTAAGATAGACTTAAACTAGGACAGAGCTATGGACCGAATCGACTTAGGGAAACTCCGTAAAAGTTTAATCTATAAATGCAATAACATCTCTCGGTGCTATCGTTTGCTATTGAATTGCCTCTCAGCATTGACTCTGATGGTCTGGTGGTTTATACTAGGGATTATAACTGGTGTAGGGCATACTATTAGATTACTTACGGATAGCGATTACAATAAATAGTAGTATCTTTATATCAAAATTTTTTTTGGAGAATTTTTATGTGTGGAAAGTCGTTTGAAGACCACCCATTTGATGAGTGGGACGGATGTCAGAAATAGTTAACCTTACAGATAGTGCTAAGGAGTATCTCAAGACGGTGGGTGACCCTAATGTATTTCTATCTATAAATAGTGGTGGTTGTTCTGGTTTTCAGTATATCTGGGAGACCACTGACAAAGAACCACATATAGGTAACTTACATATTGACCCTATTGCTGAAATGTATGTAATAGGTTGTACGATTGATTACGTTACAGAACTTGGTGGTAGTTTTCTAAAAGTATCTAACCCAAATGCTACGGCATCTTGTGGTTGCGGAGAAAGTTTTGCTGTTTAGTTTATTACTAGTCTGTGGTGTAATGGTCTTTGTTTATATGCATAGTATGGACATACCAGGTTGGAGATACTATATCTTTACCTGTACGTTAATACAGTTTTTAATCTTTTCAATATACTACTGGTACTATGATATCGATAAAATACTACATACATTACTCTTTAGAATCGGCATCTTTTCTAGTTACTTTATCCCTTAACTTCTAGGAAAATCCGGAAAATCGTTTTTTTGAGATTTAGAACCAACCTCTGGAGTTTACAGAAATATGAGAAAAAAGAGAAAACTGAGTAAGCCTCGTAATATCTTTTATAGAACTATGATGTCTATAAGAAGGTCTGGTGCGTCTGGAGGACACACCAATAAGACCAAGTATAATAGAAAGAGATTTAATATACATAAAGAGATGTTGCATTAGGTTGCTCTTTATAAGAACGAGCAATCATTTTAGCAATGATTGACTTTGTATCATTATCTAAATGAGCTAATGCATTATCCATAGCACACTTACCTGAAATATAATTTTTAGAAAATTGAGAATTAGAACCTAACCAAGCATCTAGGTTATTATCTTTAAAAGAGCAGGCGATTGAAACACCTGACAGGAAGAACATTGCAAATGTTAGTAAGTATTTTTTCATTTTTTTGGAAATCCTTATGTTATGGTTTACATTAATATATAGTGTTAATTTGTAAAAAATCAAGTGTAAACCAAGGTTACATAAGTAAAGTCTGTGTAAAGGTTTACAGATACGTTTTGTAAAATTGTTAACTTTGTAATATTTCTATAGTATTGTTTGAAGGGTCTTTGATGTAGACTGACTTGGTGCCATCTCTATGTGTTTTTAATTTACCATAATCGATAGCATTGTTCTTTTCAAATGCTAGATGTGGTGGGTGTTGATTGGGTAACACTAAAGCAAGTTTGATGTTATCATACTCTAATAGTGCCCAAGTTTCATCCACGAAAGCTATGGTACAGTTACTCTGTTCTTGGTACCATTCTACACTTTCAATAATATTATTTACTTCAATTGCAATGTGGTGTATTTTATCCATACTTAATCGTCTTCAAATTCTTCGTAGTCGTCTTCAGTGTCCTCACTGCTCACAGGTTCAGGTGGACTAAGATAGTTTGATATAGGTTGCATATATTTAGCATACCAGGTATGGGGACATTTTTCGCAGAATGTCGCCCATACCATCATAATAAAAACGTATGCTATCCAGATAAACATAGGTGTCACTAGAATTCTAACCCAGAGTTCATCCCAATTTATCTTTTTCATTAGAATTTAAATGACTGGTCTATAAACCAGGTACCTGACTCTACACCAGCACCTGTTCTTTTTCTTTCATAAGCAAGTTTTACCTTACTGTTATAAAACTTTTTACCATAGTACATTCTAAGTTTACTGCCTTCTCTTTCATTATCCATATCGTGATAATATCTGTACCCTATTTCATCTGCAATTAGACTTACAGGTGATAATATAAATTGTAACCACAAAAGTGTTAAAGATAATAATAGTATTTTTTTCATTTTTTCCTCATTGTAATAAAATTGTAATATAACCCTAAACCTAAAAAAGAGAAGTCGCAATGACTTCTCTTTATAGTAAAACTATTTATAATACTCCTAGTTTTTCTAACTTACGTTTTTTCTTCAAATAATTTTTACGACCTTCTTTTTCTTTTCGTATTCTCTTTTCGGAGGGACTTTCGAAGTATCTAGTTTGACGAACTCTTTTTAAGATACCTTCTTTTTGTATCTTTTTTCTAAGAACTCTAATCGCCTGCTCTACATTATTTTTTCTAACAAATACTTTCACCAATAAAATCACCTCCTCTCAATATACAAAAAGGGAGAGGGACACTACCCCCTCTCCCAAGGACTACACTATGAACGATACGTTTAGATAATGTCACCACTATCTGCCTCAGTATCTTCGGCATTCTCAGTCAATTCACTAGAATTCTGACTAGCAATGATATCATCAGCACTAGCACCTGAATCCACTTTAGTATATAAATCAACAAAAGAATTCTTTGTATCATCATCAAATCTGTTAGTACATAACTCAATAGACTTTAATCTATTGTTGAAGATGATATATGCTTGAACAATGTGAACTAATCTTCTGGTGGAAATTATCTCATCTACACCACCTTCGAAGTAAGTTTTTCTAATAACATCTGCCCAGGTAGTTAACTTGGTAGCAAACTCGTCATCAGACTTACCAGCATTGTTCAAAATGTTAGCAAGTATTTTCTTCTCGATATTTACAGAAGGATATTTCTGCTCGAATGTAATTGGAAATCTTTCAAGAAATGCCTCGTTTAAGACATTAGTACCAATGAACTTACCATCATCAGAACCTTGACCTTTTGTGTTAGCAGTAGCAAACACTTGAAACCCAGGTTTAGGAGAAACGAACTTGTTAATCTTTTTAACAAAGACACCGTTACCCTCTAGAATAGGTTGTAAACACATAATCTTATTAGATGCTAAATCGATTTCGTCAAGAAGTAAAACTGCACCTCTCTCCATCGCCTCGATAACTGGACCGTTTTGCCAAACAGTGTCACCATCTTTTAATCTGTAACCACCAAGCAAATCGTCCTCATCAGTTTCGATTGTGATATTAACTCTAACCAATTCTCTATTGGTTTCAGCACACGCCTGGGTGATACCCATAGTCTTACCGTTACCTGAAAGACCTGTAATAAACACAGGATAAAACTGTTTAGATTTTACAATTGATTTTAAATCAGAATAGTTACCAAACGCAACAAATGTTGGGTCTTTTTTAGGAACTATATTACCAACAAGTGACGACACAATATATGCAGCCTCTTGTTTTACTTCAGATTGAACATTTTCTGAAACAGTTTCTTTAACTGCTTTTTCAATTTTCGTATCTGATAGAATGTTAGTATTAACTGCTAACTCACCGTTAGGGTCGGGCAGTTTAAATGTTGATTTTGCAACCTTGTAGTTAGCATTCTTGATTAACCACTGAGGTGCATATTTGTGACCAAAAAAAGCATTCGCCTCTTTTAGTTGTTTGACAGTCAGCACGTCAGTACCGAACTTGTCTTTTGCAAAGTTAATAAAGTCAATTTGTGATTTTTTCATAGTTTAGTCCTTTCGAATCAGTTATACTATTATAATAGCAGAATGGGTGGAAAAGTCAACCCCATTATGCAACTTTCTCAATAAATTTGTTTAATACAATTCTTGATTGTAATTTGCTCTTTAAACCACCAGCAAATAATCTCTTTATTTGACCTGGTTTCATATCTTCTTTAATATCATCAATTTTGTTGTTTGATTGAATTGATAACTTTTTGTTATTTAAGATATAGAACTCATCATATCCGTGAGATTTATCAGCAACGAAGTGACCCTTAGATAATAACTTTTTATTAGCATCAAGATTATCATTATGAGAATACAACCCAATACCATCTCTAATGTTCTTAACAATGTGAAAACCAACGGCAGTCAAATTGTATTTACTCTTTAACATTTTGATTAATAAAGCAGTGTAATCTCTTGACTCATAGTTTCTGTAATAATAACCATAGTTGTGAGTAACTTCTTTTTTGTAAGTGTAAGTTTTGTTTTTATCTTTAATTACAGGAACTAAAATGTCACCGTGTCTGTAACCTTGCTGGTGTATATTAGGTCTATCAACTATTGTGTTGCTAACTCTATTTGCGTGACCATCAGTCAAGGTAATTAAAGATAACTTTTCGATTGAATACTTGTTTTTGAATAATGGTATTATTTTAT